GAGACTCGCTACCTGCCCAGCGTCCAAAAGACGCTGAAGCCGAAGACCGTCTCCGAGTATGTTCGGCTGTACCGGACTACTATTCAACCGATGCTTGGGGACCGAGCCATCACCAGCCTGACCATGGATGACGCGGAGAAGATCCACCTGTTCACGGCTGGGGATGTCCAAGCCAATCGAGCCTTGGCCTTGCTGTCGACTGTTCTGGGATACGCGGTCCAGCGCCGACTGTTGGATCACAACCTTTGCCGAGGTATCAAGCGGAACAAGGAAAAGGGCCGGGAGTTCTTCTATACCCCGGTCCACACCCGGAAGCTGCTCGCAGCAGCCGAGGCGTCCACGGACATTCGGCACAAGTATATCGCCGTGGAACTGCTCACCGGGTGCCGTCCGGGGGAACTGCTCGAAGCGACCCCAGCGTGGCGCCACGGCAGCGTCCTGAAGACGCCAGATGGCAAGACGGGCTCGCGGACCATCTTCCTGCCCGACGCAGCCTGCGCGATCCTAGACGCCCTGCCGACCTATGGCCAAGGGTATGACCCGAGCCAGTACACCTATTTCCCGAAAGGAATGTCCCTACGCCGGGCATGGGAACACCTGTGCAAGCAGGCTGGCGTGCCCAAGGCGCGGCTGTACGACCTGCGCCACACCTTCGCCTCGGCTGCCCTGGCGGCAGGGGAATCCTTGCCTGTTATCGGCCAGCTGTTGGGACACCGGAAGGCACAGACGACGCTGCGGTACGCCCACCTTGACCCGGAAGTCGGGTTGGAGGCAGCGCAACGAGCGGCCCGGAAAATGGGGTCGAAGTGAAGCTCTTGGTCTGCGGAGGCAGAGACTTCAGCGATGCCAAATTGTTGGATCGCTTTATGAGCTACGCGGACAACTCGGATCGCGGACCGATCACAACGATCATTCACGGCGGGGCAGCTGGTGCCGACACCATGGCCGGTGAATGGGGAAAGAAGCACCACATTCAAGTGAGCGTGTACCGCGCGGACTGGTCGCGCTACGGACGCTCTGCTGGGCCGCGTCGCAACGAACAGATGTTGAATGAGGGAAAGCCAGATATGGTATTAGCGTTCCCGGGCGGTCGGGGCACTGCGCACATGGTTACGATCGCTAAGAAAGCAGGCGTGCGAGTGGTATACGCACGATGAAGGCCGCTCTTTTATTGGCCACAGCGTTTTTGTTAGGTGCCGGCATTACACTTGCGGCAGTATTGGATAATGCCGACACGTTGTACGCGTGGCACTGGCGGACGTTCACATATAAAGGCGAGAAATGATAACCCCGCACGTCTGGATCATGGACTCGGGCTCAGTAATGCACTGGATTCCGAAGTGCCATTACTGCGGCTGGTCGTCAGTTTACGCGCAAGAACAACAGCCGGATGCGAAGGGCGCCGGCCCGTGCCACGCTCGATTCAAGGAATGGCTGGAGCGCCACGGCGACGGACCGGATACTATTCCGTGACGGCAGAACTCGTAGAAATCAAAGGTCAAGCTGAAGGTTTCGGGCGGCGATGTCTAGACCTGTACTGGTGGAGCCATAATGCTTGCCAGGGGGCAACCCGTTACGAGTTCATCAGCTGTGAAGGCGAGTGGTACTTCTGGGTGTAGTCAAACAGCTACACAAAAATAGTTGGTCGAACTACTAGACAAAAGCCTCGACATAGCAGACTCTCCGTTACGCAGCAATCTCGCTGCGAACTTACTGGGGAGTAAGGAAATGCCGAAGTTGAAAGTGGAAAACCGGCTGGCGAAGGTCTTCGCCAGCGTCGCGGACTCCGCGCAACAGCTGGAGTCAACAGCCGGGGAGATCCTGGCGCTCGTCAAGAGCGCGAAGATCAACACGGTTGCCGCGTGGAACAAGGTCGTCAAGGCGGCTTACACTGCCAACGGCTGGAACGAGGGTGCGGGTCGCCCAACCAAGCGCCGCATGCCAGTGCCGACGACGGTCACGCAGTACGTCGCGCTGGTGCGGCAGGCGTTGCGGAAGAAGATGAAGCTGGGCAAGTACAGCAGCTTCACCGCGCTGCGTGTCGCACTGGCCCGAAGCAACGGGCTGGCTGACCATCGGGGCGGGCGCCGGCGCAAAGGCTCTGCGGCGACTGTTCTACAGTTGTCGGCACCGGTCGCCGAGTCCTTTCGTGGAGTCGACATCTCGATCGAGAAAGGGGGTGACGAAACCAACGGCGCCTTGTTTCACGATCTCGGTATCGTGTACGCGCGGCTGCCGGAGAACCATCAGGCGATGCTCGGCCGGCAACTCGCCGCCCTCCTCCACAAGTACCTCCCGCTCGCTCAAAACGGGCACGGAGAAAAGCGGAAAGCCGCATGAGCTAAACGCCGGGGATAACCCGGCGTTTTCGTTCATCGACTGGGGGAAAAAGTGTACACCGCAAACACTTGCTTTAATTTCATCGCATCTCTTACGGAAGACCAACGGCGACTGTTGGCCGGGTGCTTTCATCTCGGATCGCGCGTGCCGTCCAGTGACAATATTCTGGCGACTCGCATGGCCGATGCGTTAGCTTTGGCTGACTGTATTTACACAGTCAGTCACTGGCCGATACAGTCCTAGGGAGGGAAAAAGGCCCCGATTCAGGGGCCTTTTCTTTTCTACCCGCGCACACCGATAATCGGTGGATAACGTCGCTGGTGTTCTTCTGCCGGCGGCGATACAGGAAGCATTCCGGGCTTGCGGAACCGGGCACGATCCTGTGCCTGCTGTGCTTCATGGAACCGACGCTTCTTCATGAGCGCTACTTTGCGGTCCAGTTCTCGTTCATCGTCTGTACGGTAGCCAGCGATCGGCAGCATCCCTTGCTTGCGCCCCTGTAAGAACTGTTGCGCCATGCGTAGATCCCGTTCGTTCAGCATGCGCTCGGCCGCTGCACGATCGGCCGGCGACAGGCGTGCGAGGTACGCAGCTTCTTCGTCGTCGCCCGTCTCAAAGCCGGCTGCCTTGATCGCCGGGATCATGCCGTTCGCTTGCATCGGCGTGAATGGCGGGATGTTGCCCTTCCCGGGCGTATCGGATGCGGTCCAGCGCGTAGCGCGCAGCACATCCATCAGGCTTTGGATTTCTTCAGGTGTAGCGTTGTTGAAGTCTGCCACGTTACTTCCCCGACTGTTCTGACTGTTGTTCGTCACGAACGAACGGATCTTCGTTGTACTTCTTGGCAGCCTCGGCCAACTGCGGTAGCAACGCTTCCAGCGCTTTCGCGCTAGCCGGGGTCGCCGCATTGTTGGCGCGGAGGACTTTCCGCAGCAAGTTGAGAGTGCCTGTATCGCTGTGCGCGTAAGCGGTCGCCGCCAGGCGTACAGCTCCGGCCACCGACAGTCCGGCGCCGGCTAGTAGGGGGTTGAAACCAGCTGTTACCCAACTGACACCAAGTCCACCGCCAATCATGCGGGAGATTGGTACGCTGAAGAACTTGGTCTGCTTGTTAGCCGGCGTAACAGTCGCGATCTGCGCTGCCTGCTCCAGCACGTCCATGGTTTCCTTGAGAGCGGCGCCTTGTGGCGTGCGTGTCAACGCGTCCCACGTCGCTTTGCGCTCTGGGTCCGCGAGGCTCGCTGACCACTTCGCTGCGTCGTCCACGGTCTGCACGCCTTGTTGCAGGAACCCGCGTGTGACGTTGCGACGCATCTTGTCGATTGCTTGCTGGCTCGCTACACCTTCGCGGGCGCCTAGCTTCAGCATCTCGTCCAGATCATCGATGCGAGACACCTTACCTTTGGCCCAAATATACTTCCCGATGTCTTCAGCCGAGTCTTCACCTTTACGCAGAACTTGCTTCATGGCTCCGGTGTAGGCGGACTCGTTCATCGTACGGTAGTCACGCCAGGCGGACTCCAGCTGTTTTACAATACCGCTCTCACCCATGCGGCGAGCACCTTCATCGAAAGCGCCTTTCGTTGCTTTCTCAATGTCACCTACGATTACCGCGAAATACTTCGACGGTTGTCCATCCGGGTTCAGCTTGCGCAGTGCATCTTTCTGGACACTGAGGAAGTCGAGCGTAGGCTCAGCGCCACGCCAAGGCTGGTACTTGTAGCCTTCCACGATAGCTTTCAGGTGGGCGATTTCGGCAGCGGTGAGTTTTCCCTTGCCCAGCACAGCCGAGTTCTTACGCAACGCGTCGCGTGCGATATCCACGACCGGCTTCATGTCAACGACCATGTTTGCGTTGTTCGCTTCTTCGAACACCGGACGTAGACGATCCTTCGTAGCCTTGACTGTGGACTCGACGAATCGATCAATCTGTTCACCCAACTGTTGTGCGGCAGGCTGGCTGTTGGGAGATACGACATCCTTGCGCATCTGATCAGCGGCAGCTTTCGTCGCCGCGTCGGAAGCTTCGAAATCACCAGGGAACGCCTCGTACGTACGACGTTCCAGGAATGAAGTCTTTCCGCGCACGTTGCCGGGGAGCGGCAGGAAGTCGTCTGCGCTGCGGTCGGCCAGTTCGCTAACAGCCTGCTTACGCGCCGGGTTGTCGGTCAGCTCCTGCAAACTAGCAACCCGCGCGTCACGCAGAGGCGGGCGCGAGTCTTTGAGGATCGCAGTCAGCTTCTCAGTCAGCTTGGCTGTCAGCTTGTCACGGAGCGCACCAATGCCGGGAAACTTGGCAACCAGCTTTTCTACAAGCCAGCCAATACCTTTCCCGAGCACAGGCGTTCCGAAGTTGAACAATGCGTCGAGCGCTACGCCGCTCAGCATCTCGCGAACGATGATGTCCACCGCTTGATCCGGGTCCATCCCGTGGTCGAGTGCTTTGTTGATGTTGTATCCAACAGCGATCCCGCGCGTTGCCATATCGGCAAACGTCGCGCCTACAGGGCCACCGAGCATGAATCCGCCGACGGCAGCCGCCGGCTTAGCGACGTTGTAGAAGCCGCTATCGCCGTAAATCAGCTGTCCAGTGTCCTTGGCGTGCTGCGCTTCAGCCGCTTCGCGTGTCTCGCTTGGGTCACGCAGCCCGCTCGCTTCACTGATTGCTTCCGCTTGGGTCTTGCCGGGCGTTAGCACGCCGTGCTTCTTGATGTAGTCTTGGCGGGCATTCTGCCACCCGCGCTCAGCCGCTTCCTGCTCGATCAGCGCCATGGACGGTTCCGACTTGCGCACCGCGCCTTGCGTGCGAGGCTTGTCCGCGTTCAGATCGCGCGGACTCGGCGCTTTGGAGTCAGGAATGAAATCGTCGTCAGGCAGGAAGTCGCTATCAACTTCTGCGTCAGCAGGGAAGTCAACGCCACGCCCAGCCGCCAACTCCCGATCCAGGGTCTCAACACCCTTGGGGTTGCGTGACTTGAGCGCTTGGATACGGGCGTTCTTCAACTCCAGCCAGTTGCGGTTGATCCGCGCGTTGAAGTCTTCCGGCGTATCCACAGTCGGTGCGTCCGGCACATCGGCGACGTACTGCCCGATGCGCTTCTCAGCTGCCGATAGGATTCCCATTACTTGATTTCCTTGTAACCTTTAGTTGTGTATTCCTGCAACTTGGCTCGCGGGATCGTGCCTGTCTGCCCGTCCGGGCGCAGTACACGCACGCGATCACCGTCTGTCGGAGCGCGGGGTGACGAGCGCGGCGTAGTAGGCGCAGGAACACCAGCACGCCCACGAATCGGACCTGTCAGCTCGATGATGTTCAGGTCGACCGGGTTCAGACCGTCTTCTTTCGCCTTGCCGCCGAGAATGTGAGACGACTGTTCTACCACGCTGATGTAGTCCTTCAGGTGTCGGCGGAATGACTCCGGCTGTTGACGCGGGAACAGCGCACCCTTGGCGGCTGTGACTTTTTGTCCTTCGACTTCCGTAACTTGACCGAGGCCAGTGGAACCGCCGCCAGCTGTTTTCAGGTCCGACAGCGCCCGAACAAACGCACCGCCTTGCACCTGGTTGAACAGCGCAAGGGCGTCTTGACCGTCCTTGGTCAGCATGGCGATAGCGCCTTCGCGCAGCGCGCCGTCCTTGTCCGTGCCGCGCTCAGCAGCAATACCGCTCCACTTCCCGATCAGGTTGTCGAGCCCGGGGTGGTTGAACAGGTCCACAGCTGCCTTGTAGTCGGTCTGCGCTGCGAGCATAGCAGCCTGGTAGGCCGATTCCAGTGACTTCAGCTTGTTCGCGTCCTTCGCGTTCATTGGCTTTTCGCCGACCAGGTCGGTGCCGATAACAGCGCCTGTTGCCTTGTTGCGTACGAGAATGCGATCGCCCGCGTCTTCGAAAGTGACGCCTTTCTGCAAAGATTCAATCTTGGCGTTCGCGTAGTCAAGGAGACGCTTGCGGGTAACTGGATCTTCTGTTTTCTCGATGCGGTCCACCAGCTGAACGAACTCGGGCAATCCTTGCTGAGACAACTGTTTGTTGCGCTCGGCCTTGATGCGGTTCGCGTCTTCTGCGATGCCGGCCTTGCGGGCGTCGTCAGTCTTCTTACGGTTCAGGTCGTCGATCTTCACTTGACGATCGGTCTGCTTATCCTTGTACGCGTTCCACTCCTGCGCCGCGCGGTGAGCCTCACCTGCCAGACCCTGCTGGCGCAGGATGTTGATGACACCACGGTAGTAGTTGTCCACGCCTTCCGGCTTGGTCATATCTGCTTCCGGCATCTGGCTCATTGCCTTCATGGCCGCTTGCATACGCTCACCGTTGGAGCGCGGATCACCACCGCCAGCACGCACAGCCATGCTGCCCAGCGCTTCACCAGCCATCTTGGCGCCAGACAGTCCAGCGTATTTAGCCGAGTCGATGCCGCCCAGCTGTGCTTGGCGCATCAGATCCGCTTCTTCGGCGCGGTCGTCTGCGCGCACGTCGTCGTACAGTTCTCCAAACAGTCCAGTTGTCTTAGCCATGGTTAAACGCTATCCCACCAGTTATTGTCACTGTAAGCCGAGAGGATGGAGTCGAGCCCGGAGCCACCGCTGAATTGCTGGTACGGGTCGGCTGACAAGTTCTTCAACCAACCTTGAGCGCTGGTCAGCATCCCGCTGTTCTTTGCCAAATCGAAGCCGCTCTTGGCAAGTTGCATGTTGCGGTTTACATTTGACGGGCGTGCGTTTTGCCCTGCCATCCCGACGCGTTGAGTGTTCCCAGCGACTCCTTGTGCGGTGTTCGCGCGGTTGACGTTCGCTGTGATCGCTGCTTCACCTTTATCGAGAGAATCAGAAGCCATCTTCGCGTTCCGCATTTCGCGCGCTTTAAGGAAAGCATACAGCTTTGGGTCGATCGCTTTGCCGTTTGTATCGTAGGTGTTAACACCGAGCAGGCCGCGCTTCTGCATGGTACGCGTGAACGATGCTTCCGAAGATGCGTCGTCATCACGCAGCAAGCCGAGTTCTTGGCTCAGACGCTGCTGAGCGGCAACAGCCGGATCGACGTTCGCTCGTCCGAGCATCCCCTGCGCTGTGTCCATCGAGGCTTGATACAACGGGCCTTGCGCAGCGTCGACCTTGGCGTTCGCTTCGCGATTTCCTGCAAGCGCGCCATACACACCGAGCCCGAACTTGCCTGCGTCACCTAGCATGCCCGGTTGTGACCAGAACTTTTCGAATTCAGATGCCATGGTATCCTCTTAATACTGCAACATTCCGCGACGGCGGCGGCGCACTTCATCGTTTTCTTCCAACTTGGCACGTTCCATCTCTGAGGCTCGTGCGGCATTCATGCCGAACAAGTCCGTATCGCGTCCGAGCAGGTCGTTCAGGAAGCTGGACGCTTCTTCCCCACTAAGGCCGGCCAAGGTGTCAGTGCTGCGGGCTACGCCACGTTGGAAAGCACCTACAGAGGGGTTGAACTGTGCGTCACCTGGCGCTACCACTTCCTCGTCAATTCCGGTGAACGGGTCCGTGTATGTGCCCGAACCCATCATCAGATCGAGCTGGCCACGCACGTAGAGCGCACGCTGGAGCTGCAACAGTTCAGAATCGGTTTTGGTGTGGAACTGTTCTTGCAGATCCTCGGCGTTCAGGTCCATGTCGCCAGCGATGCGCGCAATCTCAGCGTCCGCTTGCTGCACGATGTAATCCATGTACTCTTGGCTTCCAGGCTGGAGCCCCAACTGTGCCATCTCGTTTGCGTCCAGCTGTAGATACTTTGCCAGATCCTGCGAATAGCTAGTCGCGTCCTGTCCAGGCTGTTGTGTCGGAGCGTCTTCCGGAGTGCCTGTCTCGGAATCACCGTTGCCAAGCAGCCCAATGAGCGTGTTTGCAATCTTGGCATAGCGCGGATCGATTCCTGACGACGGTGCCGTGGCTTCGGCTGGCGCTTTCATGTCGCCTGCTTCGAGCGCATCACGGTTCTGCGTGTCCATCGAGTCTAGTCCAGCGTCGGTCAGATCGTTGAAGGTCGGAACGAGCGGGAACGTCGAGGCCGGCGCTTGGAACACAGGCAGCATACCTTCACCAGCGGCGAAGTTCGTCATCGCAGGCGTGGACGAGATCGGCAGTCCCTCAGGATTGAATTGCGTCGAGCCCGGGGTGGAGAACGCCGGGATCGCGTTGCCGAGCATTCCTTCGTCCGGCACTTGAGCGACCTGTACGCCGCCGACGGCATCCCCTCCGGGGATTTCCGAGCCGCCATACGCGCTGAGGCCACCTTGTCCTGCGCCTTTCAGCACGTCGCCGAAGTTACCGCCCCGGAGAGCGGCCCCTGCGCCGCCTGTGATAGCGCCGGCACCCATCGCACCCGCCGCGCCCCCACCCAGCATAGGCGCGAGCAATCCGCCTGTGAAGGCTGCGAGAGCAGCCCCGAGAGGGGTTTGCATGATGATGTCGCGGCCTGACACGGCGGCGTCATCAATATCCTTCCAGACCCCTTGGTTCTCATGTTGCTTGTCGACAGTCCAGTAGTTGTCTGTCGCTTGTCCAACGAGCGGCACGAACTGATCGACGAACTCCGGATCTAGCTGTGAAAGCGCTTCACGGTACGCGTCTTCGACTTGCTGACGACCTTGCTCGTTACGATTCCAAGCTGCTTGCCCGAGCCCGGAATTCTCAAGGCCGTAATAGAACGCGTTGATATCCTGCATCGGATCGCCGATATCGCCAGCTTTCGCCTGGAGGTACTTCCAAGTAGACGAGTTTGGGTCGCTCAGATCCCATTGCCCGGCATCCTTGAGCGCCCAGTAGTTGTCTCCCGCAGAATCACCAATGTAGTTGTAGCTGTCGGGTGTGTAACCTTCTGAACCCGTACCGCCTCGGTTGACTGTATACCAGCCGGCGTTCGTACCTTGTGCACCCTCGCTGCCGCCGCCTTCGACCGCATCACGCCAGATTGCATCCGGGTGTTGGTTGAGGTCGATGAACGAAGAATAGTTCGGCGCCCACTGAATGCGACGTTGTTGCGCCGAGCCCGGTGCTGCATCCGGTGCGGCAGGTGCGGCAAACACCGAGCCCGGAGCCGATCCAGGCGACGTTACCGACTGTTCAGGGCTGCTGACCATTTGGTCATAAATTACACCCCAGTCTCCAGAACTACTCATGTTTGCATCCTGTTCAGAATATAGTTTTGCGAAGTTGGCAGGCGTTTGCTTGGAATGAAACCAAGTTTCAACACGAAGCGCTCAGCCGATGGAACACCATCACTGACGTTGGCAAGAATCAAGTGTTCACGTGATACCGCAGACAACGCTTGCTTGACTTCCGGCAACACAATACGTACGTAAGGCTTCAAATCCTTACTGGCGATCAACCACGCTACGAGATACGGACGCTTCAAAACAGTCAACCCGCCGATGACGATTGGCACGTCATTCTCGTATAGCGTTCCGCCACGTACCAATTCTCTTGCAGCGATCGCGTCCGGAAAAGCCGAGCTAGCTGCCGCCTTTTCGATATCGCGTGATCGGTCCATCACGTAGCGCACTTCTGCATCTATAACGCGACGAACCAAGGTTAGGTTCATCGTGATTTCACGACACCGGGTTTCGCGTATACACGGAGCGAGTGAAGCGTAACCTTGTTCCCGTTGATCGGCATGGTGAACCCGAAACGGGCTGTGTTGAATGTGCTACCGATGGCCCCTTTCACGATCCCGATACCTGGGGCCTCGGCGAATTCAGTCGAACTGCACGTGAAGGCGCGTGTGCGGGTTGTGCCTTCCTTGTAATCTGTCTGCCAACGGAAAGTTCCGGTTTGCCCCGAGTTAGTCTTCACAGTAAGTGCGAAGGTCTTACCGTGCTTCAGGCGCGTCTCGTCTCCGAATCCGTTCCACTGGGTGTAGAACTCGAAGCTGTATACGCTTGATGCGCCATCGGGTGTGTAGCCAGTGTACTTTCCGACACCATTCGTCATGCCGCAATACCAGTTCCCGTCCTTGTCGTAGCAGAAGGCACGGAACGGGTTGGATACGTTCGTCCAGCGGGTTGCAGGAGGTACTTCGATCTGCGGGATGCCACGATCGATGTGGAAGCACCATTCGACGTTGCCGGTCGGCAGCGCTAGTACAACGAACTTCTCGACTGGGTTGAACCCGGCGCGCACTTTCGTCAGAGTTTCAGCCGACAGCGATGATGTAAAGTCATCTGCGACCAGCTTCGTAACCTTGAGCGGTGCAAGCAGGCTTGTGACTTGCGCCAAGGGTGCAATGCGGTAGTAACCGTCGTGTGACAGGAAGTAGATCGAACCGCCCGCTACGACAACGCTGTCTCGCGCTACGCATCCGATGTTTTCGACCACGTCGGTAAGCGTCATGTCTGCCGGGTCGTTATCCGCCGGCAAGGTGTACATTAGGATGGCATTGCGGCCGAAAATGATAAGACGACCAGACAGAAACTCCAACGCGATGATCGAGTCTTGTCCATTTGGCCACGCGCGTCGCACGTCGATGCTGCCGGCGTCGGATGCCCCGTTCCACACTTTGCCGTCCAGCAAGTTCGACCACCACACGGTGTATCGGTTGCTGGCAGCCTCGTCGTCTGCGGCCCACAGTCGGCCTACAGCCGCCATGATTACGTTAGGCTTAGTCCAGGGGGCACCGGTGAAAGATTCGGTCGCGAAAGTCGTCTCGTTTAGCACGAAAGGCGACTGTTGTACTTGGAATCCGAAGATTTTGCTTGACAGGCTGGCGAACTGCCACGAGTTAGCAGTTGTCGACGACGCGCTGTTGTCATAACGCTGAGTCAGCGCGCTGGTTCCGGTGTAGATTTTTCCACCGGACGCCGACAGGATAACTTCCGTGCCGTCATTCAGTCGGTGAGTGTAGACCTGCTCGACGTTTCCGGAGAACCCAGCCGTCTGAAGCACGAAGTCTTTCCGCGACACCAGTTTACCGGATTGGTCGACCACCCCGTTCGTAGCGAGCGTCGCATATTTGAATTCTTCGGTGTCTGCGATCTCGGACTGTGTGTTCAGGCCGTAGGCGCCCGGCAGCGCGAAGTTAACGCCTCGGACCGACATTATTCGGGCTCCCAATCAGCTTCTGTACGGTCTACCGCGATGTCGTCCATGACAGCGCGGGCCAGCAAATCGCGACGGATGAAGGTGTCACCCCCTGGTTGCGGCTGTTGCGCGCCTTCCTCGCCGCGCTCCGCCAGGGCACGAGCAATCACTTCTTCGATCAGCACGTTTTGCGGCACAAGCGGAACAGTCGCGTTGGCCGCGAGGTCGTCCTGCGGCACGTACGCGTTGAGCTTCAAGGTGTCCAACTGTCCAGTTACGGGCACAGGCCACACGTCGACAACTACGTCGTAGCTCGAATCGACGCCGGCTTGGATGTACTCTGTTGGGCGCCCGGTAGCGACTCCGGAGCTACCTACGCCGAAAAAGTGGAAGTTGAACCCGCGAACTGTCCCTTGGACGACTTCATACCCCTGTGTTGTGTTCCACGCGTCGAGCACAGTCGCGCGTGGGCCGGCTCCGGTCAACGCATACTGCGATGTATTGTTAGTTGTTACGATCTGGAACGTATCGCGCAGGGCGTGCCATTGCCACGACTCCTCGATCTCGGTTTTTACTTGGTTGACCAAGTCCGAAATCATGGTGGAGTAGGCGTTATCGTTGTAGTTCGTGACTTCATCCTCGCGCAGTCGGCGAAGGACGCGATTCACGATTTGAACGAAAGTGAGACCAGATGCGGCCATCTACTTGCCTTTGCGGAAGATACAGTTGAGCCAGAGGAAGTCGCGACCCCACTTCTTCTCGACCCAGCCATGAATCTGAAGACAGCCCCACACGACCGTCACGGCAAGGGCAATCGGCTGGAGCAGGGAGACCACGAGGCTTCCGATCATTACGAAGAAACTGACCGGTGTCGGGGCTGTCA